GCAGGGAGAAATAGCAGAGATGGTCGGCTGTTGCCAACAGAGAATTAGCCAAATTTTAGCAAATATTAGTAAAAGGTTCGAGCAATGGCACTAACCTTTTGGAAAAAGAGATTCATGAGGCAGCGAAATTGCGTATGCGGAAAGCTAATCAGTCTTAATCGCCAGTTGTGCGGTGAGTGTCTTGAGGTTTATGGCACTAACCAGAGCGAGTGGCCCGAATGGCTGCGATGGCAGGTAAACGATATCCAGAGGGATATTAATTACGAGCGGAGGCACGACGAATTTTGGCTGGATGACGAAGACGAATTGCGCCCCGACTTCGCAGAGCCGTTACACGGCTGCAGGATAGAAACGCATCTGCACGAAGATCGGAATAAATGTTGAACAGAAGCCGGCACGCGCGGCAAGCAGGGCAACCTCACGGGCGCGTGAGAAATAGCCAGCGGACCAAGCCGGCTCATTAATTATCAAACAATCGGAGGAATAATGGAATTTGACGTGACAGTTTTAGGCGTTGTGATCGGGATGATGGTATTGGCTAACCGGCTTGTGGCTGCGTTAGTTACGCCCCTGTTTGACAAGTACGGCTGGGACAAGTTTTTTTTGATGTATCCAGCTTGGGTACTGGCAGGCGTGTTCGTGTGGTTCACGGGGCTGAACCTATTCGCGCCGTATATCCCTGACGAGCTGATCGGCAAAATTCTGACCGCAGTCGTGGCAGGGGGCGGGTCCAATCTCTTGCACGATCTGACAGATAAGCCGTCATTGACCGCGATTGACATCGGCCTGGAAGAAGACGAGCCGGCGGTAGGATAGCGCATGGAAGCGGACTGGCTTTATGAGCTCGAAAAATACGCCATTGTGATAGCGGCATTGATCATGGCTTACGCGGAGTTCGCGCAGTACTTCCGGCATCGCAAGTCGTGGATCAAGCTGGCGTTGGGGTTCATGGGGCTTTATTGGGCGGCATATTACACGTACTCGATATTGCGAGTGGCGTTGGACTTGCGGATGCCTTCGCACCAGGTGTTTGTAAGGTCAGGCATTCTGCTGACAGTTGCATTGATAGGAGCTAACGCTATGATGACGTTGCGGATAATGGACAGGATCGACCGATGACATTTGAACAAGTCTTCATGGCTCTCACGTTTATTTCGAGCGGGATCGCGCTTTATTTCTCGACCCGCAAGCAGAAGCACGATAACGCTAACATTGATGCTGACACGATAGGTAAGCTCTACGATCTGATTGACAAACAAGAAACGCGATACCAGGAATTGAAAGCTAACTTGACGGCTGAGATTGAAGAATTGCGGGCGGAGGTGGATATTTTGCGCGGGGAAAAGAAGGTGCGTGAGGACACTATTGAGTCCATGAAACGAGAAAACTCCGACCTACAAGCGCAGGTGGACAAATTGCAGGCTGCTGTCAAAAGCAGGGATAAGAAAATCAGCGAGCTTGGACGGCAAATAGTGGAACTTACCGCGCGGCTGGATGCGATGAACGGAGGAACGCTGTGAAGTATAGATTTCTTCCCCCACAAGATACGCTTGCGATTCTCACGGCGAAGCTCAACGCTATCGAGCGGGATCAAGCTGCTTTGCGTGAAGAACTGCAGGAATTGCGCGACGAAATTTCTGAGCTGAAGTCATCTGAAAGTTGGATCGGTGGAACGGACTGATATGAGGCACTTTGGACGTGGCGCAGGATGGTCGAAAAAGCGAGGGTGATCTGGCAGAGAAGTCAGTGATTCGATTCGACGCGGTAGTCGCGAAGGTGCAGACTTTGGCAGACGGCGGCATTCGTTTGACGCTCGACATGGGTGAGAACGCAATTCCGCAAATGGCGATGCTGGCTGAAACAAAGCGAGAAGGCATCGCACTTGTGTTTGAAGCAAAGGTAAAAGCCGGACAGTGAAATGAAGAGTTTAGACAGTGTTTTTGAAGGGTTAGACGAGAGAGAGACCGCCTATGTCTTAGCGCGGTCTGATGCCGTTAGTAACTCAGAAGCACTGAAAAAGTGTGGCATGTCGGAGGGTTGGCTTTACAAACGGGATTATGAGAACTTGAACGCCCGTGCTGATATTTTACGTAAAGACAAAGCTCTTCGGGCTGTTCTTATTCTCGGAGAGGCAGTTGAGCAAGCCGCAAAAGTGAAGGTTGCTGGCTTGAACGTTAGAGACGAGCGCATCAAGCAGGCGGTAGCAACTGAGATTCTTGACAGAGAGTTTGGCAAGCCGACTCAACGCAGTGAAGTTACCGGAAAAGACGGCGGCGTGATTGTGATCAACATGACCGGCGATATTGATGACTGAAATCTTGGCAAGAGTTGAAATGCCGTGGGCTGTGTACAACAAGCCTTACAGGGCGTACTTGAACGACACGCGGCGCACTCAGATTTTCTATGGCGGATCTGCTTCTGGCAAGAGCGTGTTTCTGGCACAAAGGGTGGTCCGCGACCTAATGATAGGCGGGCGTAATTATCTTATTGTACGGCAAGTCGGGCGCACATTGCGCGGGTCTGTATTCATGGAGATGCTGAAGGTCATTGACACTTGGAATTGTGAAGGACTTTTCACTGTGAACAAGAGTGACATGCTAATCACATGCCAGAACGGATACCAGGCTATCTTTGCGGGTCTGGATGACGTTGCAAAGCTGAAGTCTTTGACACCGGCGAAAGGCGCGATAACGGACATCTGGGTTGAAGAAGCCACTGAGATCGAGCGCAATAGCTTGAAGGAGCTAACAAAGAGACAGCGCGGCGGGTCAAGCAAAACTGCAAAGCGGCTGACACTGAGTTTCAATCCGATATTTCAGACACACTGGATCTACGATGAGTATTTTGCATCGCGAGGTTGGGCAAGCGACCAGAATCGGCTTGAAGAAGGTGATTTACTCATTCTCAAAACAACCTACAAAGATAACGCCTTTCTAACAGCGGACGACATTGCCGATCTTGAAAACGAAAGTGATTTGTATTTTTACAACGTTTATACGCTTGGCAATTGGGGCGTATTGGGGCATGTCATTTTCAATAACTGGAAAGTGGTAGACATGAGTGACAAGCAGGGCGGTTACTATCTGCCAGAAGAGCAGCGTACCAATCGCAAGCATGGTTTGGACTTCGGGTATTCAAGCGATCCGGCTGCAGTGCCGATGACGCATTATGAGCGCGGCAAAAAGCGCATCTGGATTTATGACGAAATTTATGAGACAGGGCTTACCAACCCGCAACTTGCAGAGGTTCTGAAACCGAAAATTGGCGGAGATTATTTTATAGCAGACAGCTCCGAACCGAAGTCGATCGCCGAACTAAACTCGCACGGTTTAAGTGTTGGTGGTGCGAAAAAAGGCAAGGATAGTGTGCTTTATGGAATTCAATGGCTGCAACAACAAGAGATCTTGGTGGATGTGAGTTGCATAAATATGCGCAACGAGTTGCAGACATACAAGTGGAAAGAGGACGCGGGTGGCAACTCTTTACCCGTGCCAGTAGACCGGAATAACCATCTCATTGATGCGCTGCGATATGCGTATGAAGACGAGATGGTAGGTGCGGGCGTTATTTTGTTCGGGGCGTAGGAGGCTGGATGGCAGACAATTTTAAGGCGATAACGAGCGTGCCTGGGTGGGTGGAAATGCTGACCAGCGACGGCGTGCCGGACTCTGTCGCTACGCTTTACAAGCGCGTGCCGATTTTCTTCCGAGCGGTGCAACTCAGATGCGACGCGCTATCGAGCGTGCCCATTGCGATCTACAAGGGGGAGGATAGCGAGGTTGACTGGCCTTACCCGACCAAGTTAGGCGATCTGATCTGGAAATGGGAGGCGTCGTGCTTGCTATCTGGTGCTGCATTTGGCGAGCTGGTTGTGAACAAGTCCGGCTACCGCAAGGATGTAAAATATCGTAATCCATTTGACATGACGGTCAACTATGACAAAGGCATCATCAATTTCAAGCAGAACACCGGCGGGGCGACATGGGTCAACGACCTGAACGCTGGCAAGTACGAGATGCTTTACATCAACGAGTTCGACCCAACGCAGGACATTCTTCCTGGGGTCGGTGCTGGCATTGCGAGTAGGGTGGACGCGAAGCTGTTGTATGCGATAAGCAAGTTCCCCGAGATGTACTTTGAGGGCGGTGCTATGCCCGTTACGCTACTGGGGATTGACACGGCTGACCGCAATGAAATCGAGCGGATAGAGAGCTGGTTCAAGCGATCGGCGACGTCTATCAAAAACGCCTTCCGGGTTATGGGGGTGCGGGCTGGGTCTATAACTCCTGCCACGCTCACTCCGCCGTTGAAGGATCTGGTTTTCACGGAGCTGGACAAAATCGCGAAAAACAATGTCGCTATGGCGTTTGGCATCAAGCAGACTCTGCTCGATAGCGAGGCGGCTAACTACGCGACCGCGCATGAAGACCGTCTCAGTTTCTACGAGGACACGATCAAGCCGCGAGCGCGTCTTTTCGAGGACACCTTGAATACACAGTTATTGGCACGTGACGGCTTGCGGATGGAATTCAAATTTGAAGAAATGGATATATTCCAGGAAGACGAAGGTGACCGGGCTGACCTGCTGAACAAGCTGACAATGTCCGGGATGCCGATCGAGTTAGCGCTGGAGCTGGCTGGCTACGCATTGACAGACGAGCAGGCGGCGATGCTGAACGCGCATCAGGAGCAGATGGACGAGCGCGAGGATATGCCAGAAAGTGAGCCGGTTGACGAGCAGGAAGGCGAATTGCGCAAGTGGCAGCGCATGGCGGAAAAGCGGATCAGAGAAGGCAAGGGCTTGCGTGAGTTTGAATCGAGCTTGATCGAGCCTTCGCTTCATGGGGCAATAAGCGGGGCGCTTGAAAATGTAAAGAGCGCCGAGGATGTAAGGCGGGTGTTTGACGCTGCGATCGCGTGGAGGAATTATCCATAATGCCTGAAATAATCAGCCTTAGAGAAGTTGAGCGCAGATTGGCGCGGGTACTTAGCAAGGGACTGTCGGTAGAAGGCGACACGTTGATCGGCTATTTGGGGGATCCGCCTAATTTGAGCAATGTGCCTCACGATTACTGGCAGAGCGGATGGAAGCATATCCAAAAGGATGCTGAGCCGATTCTGGTTGATGTATTTGTGCAGCAAGCACAAGTTGCGATGGAAAATTATGGCGTTGGCCCGAGTGATTGGATTGTGATCATCAATGACGCGGCAGATTGGGCGCGAAATCATCTCGATTTTGAGTTGCAGCGATTATTTAATCGAAATTATGAGGGTGTGAGTAGATTGGTCACAAAATATTATGAGATTGGCATGTCGCGCATGGAGTTAATTGCAGAACTCGATAAGATATACAAAAATCCTGTCAGGTCTGAGATGATTGCGATAACAGAAACTACGAGGGCGGCTGTTGGCGGTGAAAACGCCCTGGTGAAGGAAATCGAAAAAGAAAGCAACATCCATTTAGTCCCGATTTGGATGACTGACAGAAGCGGGCATGTTTGCCCTGATTGTTTGATCCGCGATAATCTACCGATCACAGATGGGGTCGAGCCTCCCCTTCATCCGCGCTGTAATTGCAGAGTGCGACATGACTGGGAGTCAGGGTTGACCGATAAGCAGAGGGCACTGTGGATATCCAGATAAGAGTTGAGGGCGCGGAAGAGCTGGTGGCTAAGCTAACGAAGCTGGAACAATTGCAGCGTGTTAAGAGGCAGATACTCGCAGAAGGTAATGTACTGCGCGGGAAAATGTCAACCTATCCCACGAGGGTTTATTCTCCTAACCCACTTATCAAGTCTGATCCAAGAGTGCGGCGGGGATTCTTCTATCACCTGAAACACGGAAATATCGGCGTGCCATATAAAAGGACATACAAGCTTAGGGATAACTGGAAAGTCTCCTCTGACGGCGGCGGATTAACTGTAAAAGTGGGCGTTGAAGGTGTTAGCTACGCCTCACGCGTGCAGGGTGATAACCAGGCTTATGGGCACAGTGTAAGCGGCTGGCTGACCGTGAACAGAGCAGAGTCGCTTTATGGGACAGGGATCAAACAACGAATAAAGCAAGCATTAGAACAAGAGGTAGCGAATGTCTGAAACGTATAGAATAAAAATACAAGTGCCTGAGGGGGTTGTCGAGCGCGAGGTTGATGCCGAAAAGCGCTTGAAGGCAGACGGCGAATATCTTGAGACCGGCTGGCGCGTGTTGGGTGTCCCGTATGGCGGGCCGGTGCAGGGGCGCGATCTGGACGGAGAGACGTTTACTTCCGATACCGATATCTGGCTGAAAACCGGCGATCAAGTGAACATCACCTACTATCATGGGTTCGATCCAGATGAAATGGGCAAAAAGCAGAGCGTGCCGGCGCTAATTGGCAAAGCCACCTATGTAGGGGCAGATGAACGCGGGCATTGGTTCGAGCCTGTTTTAGACGCAGACGAACCCCTGGCGCAGCGGTTGATGAAAGCGAGTCTTGACAGCTTGCGGGCATCGAGCGGGGCAGTCAGTCACCTGGTTCGCAAAGCTGCAGGTGGACTAATTAGCGTGTGGCCGGTTGGTGAACTGGCACTGTTTGACACGAACGAATGGCGAAAACCGGCAAATGACTTTGCCGTCATCGAAGCGAAAGCCGAAGTAATCGCAGAGGCAATCCCAGAGGCTGAGGAGTCAGCGGTGGATGCGGTCGAGGAATCGGTTGAAGCTGAAACTACAAAATCAATTTCAACAATTCCTGAGGAGGAAAATATCATGGACGAAGAGAAAATCATCGAAAAAGTAAAGGCTGAAGAGCCTAAAGTGGATATCAAGGCTGAACTTGAATCCATGAGAAAGTCAATTATTGACGAACTGAAAGCCGCACCTGGCGAAGTCAAGGGCGTGCCTACTGTGAAAAACGCGAAAGAATCACCGAGTTTTATCAAGGCTTTGATGGCTTGGGCGCAGGGCGATAACCCACGTGGGTTCAAGGGAAACGATCTCACTATGGGCGCTAAGGGCGCTTGGGAAGGCGGCACCGACGATGAAGGCGGTTATGCCGTGCCTGACGAATTCTACAACTCGATTGTGGAACAGCGCGAAGAGTTATCCTGGGTTCGTAAAGCACCCGTGAGACGCTTTGTTACTAATCATGACCGGCTGTTGATCCCGACTGAAGCGACTGCTGGAACTAAACTGGTCGTGACCGAAGAAGAAGCCGCCTACGATGAAAATGAGCCGAAGTTCGGTCAGGTCGCGCTGACTATGCACAAGTTCACCAAAATGATCAAAGTCTCGGAAGAATTGATGGACGGTGACGCGGTTGGACTGGAAGCCTACATCTCGAACATCGTGGCACGGTCTTCGGCTGCTGCTGAAAACTACTACTGCACAATCGCTTCTGGTACTGGCGAGCCAGAAGGCATCGTGACCGGCGCTACTGCATCTGGCATTGTGAATGCCGCAAAAGCTACTATTCTGGCAAGCGAAGTGTTTGCGACAATGGGCTCAGTGGCTTCGCCTTATCACAACTCAAGCTCCGGCTTTTTGATGACTGGACTGACAAAGTTTCATATTTTGTCCAAGACCGGCGATAACTTCCTGTTTGTGCCAACTCCTGCCGGCGGCGATATTCTGGGCTATCCCATCTATGTCGCTCCTGACATGGACGAAGTCGGTGATGCAAACGGTAAGGCTGTTTTGTTCGGCGACTTCTCGATGTACGCGTTCGCTGAACGGCAGGGCGTAACTTTGAGCCGCAACCCCTATCTGTACCAGGCTAATGGGCAGGTTGGACTGTTCGTGAAACAGCGCTTTGGCGGTGCGGTTTTGCAGACTGCCGCCCTTAAGTATTTGACCCTGTCTGCATAATCCGAAAGGCGATGAACAATAATGAACCTATTAGGTAGAACAAAAATTGTACAATCCTACTTGCCGGTGACATCTGCCACCGCCCTGACTGAGGTGGAAATTGACTGTCGTGGTTTTGACCGCGTCTGTCACATTATCACAGTCGGCGCGATGACCGCAACCGGCACGCTGGATTACAAAGTGACCGAAGCCGCCAGTACTGGCGGTGAGGCCACCGATATTACCGGTGCTGCTTTGACGCAGGTCTTAGCCGAGTCTGGCGGATCGAAAGTTTACGCGATTGACGTTCCCGTCAATCCCGCTAAACCATTCCAAATCGCTGTTGCTGCGCATGGTACGGCAAACGTTACCAGCGGCGCAATCGCTATCTTATACGAAGGTTCGGGAACGTTCCCGAAGACCGCCGCGACTCAGGCGATCATACTCTAACACGCGGGGGATAAGAGGGGGAGGGTTCATGCCCTCCCCTTGACCCCGAAAGGAAGTTGTCATGGTAACAGTAAAAATATTAGTGCCGTTCCGGTTCGAAATCGACAAAAAGGTGGTCGAGTTTGCGCCTGGATTAGGCGAATTGCCGGAAGAAGCGGTTGACGCTTTTATCCGCGCAAACTACATCGCCCTGCTTGATGAAGAACCGGCGGTGAAAGTGATAAATAAGCCCCCGTCACGGAGCAAGGCGGTCAAATGAGCTATGCGAGCCTAAGCAACCTGAAAGATTATCTGGGTATCACCACAAACGGCGATGATAACCTGCTGACCGACCTGCTGACACGTGCTGAAGGGGTGATTGACGCTTACACCGGCAGGCACTTTGAGGCTGCGACGGCTACAAAGTATTTCACAGCAGCCGACACGTATGGGCGGGACCTAAACCTCTACGGCTACGATCTGCTGACTGTGACAAAGTTGACTAATGGCGATGGCATCGAGATCGCATCAAGCGATTATCGCCTGTTTCCGCGCAACGACAATCCGAAATGGATTATCAGACTGGACGAGGCTAAATACTGGAACTGGTCGAACGGTGACAGCGAAGTGAGCGTAGCGGGTACGTGGGGTTATTCTGCAACCGCTCCGGCTGACATCACTCACGCCTGCGTTAGGCTTGCGGCTTTTCTCTATCGCCAGAAGGACACCAGTGCGGATTTAGATAGACCAATGGTGACAGGCGACGGCGTAACGATCATGCCTTCCGGCTTACCTTCGGACGTGCAGAAGCTGCTTGACCGGTACAAAAGACGGGCGGGATTATGAGCGTAATTACCAACGTTTACGAAGCGCTTGAAGCGAAGACGGTGACAACCACTTCCGGCAAGACACCGACCGTGTTCGGGCTGGACGAACTGCCTGAGAATATCACAACCTCGCACCTGCCGTGCAGGCTATTGCTTCCAGTTGGGGGCAATCCTGGCGAGGGGCGGGATATGTCATTTATCGCGATTGGGACGGGGGTGACGATCACATGGCAGATAACCGACCTGATGCTTTGGCAGGCGAGCGAGCAGGGGATTGGGCTCAGGGAGTTTGCGCCCGAGATCGTTGACTATGCCGGCAAGTACGTTGACATGCTGAGGACGTTTAGATGTCCTCACCAAAACACCGCTTTGGAGTCTGCATCAATGACGCCTGGCGAGTACGAATGGCCGCGCGGAAGCGGGCGGTTTTATGCTGGCGTGTTATGCCAGTTGAATATCACGGAGGTAGCAAGTGGATAAATATATCTACAAAGGTGAAGGCTACTTCGCTGGCGTTCCGGCGCGGGACATGAGTGCTGAGGAATGGGCGGAGCTGCCGAAAGAAATCCAGAAGGCAGCCTTGAAAGCTGGGCTGTATGAAAAAGAGAAAGAAAAATCAGAGGTGAAAGATGCTTAATGCGCATAATGTTTTACAGTCCGCATGGCAGACTGCGTTCGGAACGGCGGTTACGACTTCTACGGTCAAGCTGCAGAATGTGTCCAGTTTTAAGCTGCGACCGGAATTTGAGACCAGGGCGCTGGATCAATTGCGAGGCACGCTGGCTCCGACCCATCAAACTACGCTGGATCACTACGCTGGATCGGCGTCGTTCGAGGTTAGCGACGAGTCATTTGAGGACGTGAACTACTGGCTCGAAGCGCTGTTTGGGGCAGTTGCGCCAGTAGGGTCTGTAACGCCGTATACGCGCTCATATGCCGCGCCCACAACCAGCGGCGTCACTCCGCACTTCATGACGCTGCAATTCGGGCAGACTGGCGAAGTTTGGCAGCTGCAGGACGCGTCAGTGGCGAGCCTGACACTTTCCGGCGCAAATAATACCGGCGTTCAGGTGGGCGGGTCCATCATCGGCGGCAAGGTGATTGAAGGCGCTTTGCAATCTTTAGCAGACAGAACGGCTGTTACCCGCATGAGCGGCTGCATGGCTTCAGTTTCAATTGAGACTTGGACTGGCAGCACTTGGGCGGCTTTGGCTAATTCTGCTTTCAGCTGGGAATTGTCGATCAACTCCAACCGCGAATATCGTGGCTATCTGGGTGATTGCACGCCGACTGCTTACCACGACCAGAAGTGGAATGGGCAGTTGAAATTGAGCTTGGAATTGAACACCAGCACCGACGATTATCTGATCGCGATGTTAGGCGCGGCTTCGTCTATCTTGGAAAAGCAAGTCCGGATCACTTATACCACCGGCGCGACCACTGGTTTGCGCTCAATGGTTTTGACCTTTGCTGGTCACTCCATGCAAGCGCCTGAAATTTTTCAGGATCGCAACGGCGTCATGACCTATGATCTGGTTCTGGATGGCGTCTATAACCCGACCCTTAGCAACTGGTTGAAGATTGAGACCAAGTCTGAAACTGCAGTACTGGCATAAGATAATTTAGAAACTGGAGCGAACAATGGAATTTGAACACGAGAAATTTGGCAAGTGCGTGCTGACTGAAATTAATCAAAAAGCGCTGGAGGACTTTCACCGCGATATGAAGGGCAAGGAGACGCAACCTTTGTCCGTCTGGCGCGGTGATTCTGTCCGTGCTGCGGTCAAGCAGGAGATCATGACCGAGCCGAAGTGGACGCTTGACGATGTGGACAACGCTAAGCCAGCACACATTGTTTGGCTTGCGGACTGCATCGCAATACTACTCAGCGAGGCAATGAACATCGACCCTTTATCCTGATCGAAGTTGCTGACTTTGCGGAGGGTAAAGGCGCGATGCCGAAACTGTTGGAACTCAGCTTGAATTGCGAGGAGTACCACGCGCTGCCGTTTAGCGGCGGGGTGATGGAACAGCCAGCCGGCTTGATGAAGAAATTGAGGATGGTTGGGAATATCTACCTCGCGTTTCAGCTGTGGGAGAACGAGGGGCAAAAGCCTGGCGAAACGGCAAAGTGGAAGAACGAGCATGAGCAGGTGTGGAATATCGTGCGGGAAGTGAACGAGTTGAGGAAACAGTATGGCTAATCTGCAGATTATAATCAGCGCGCTGAACAAAGCCGGCGGAGACATCAATAAAGTCAAGAAAGACATCGAAGGCGTCGGCAAAGCCGGGAAAGGTTCTGAAGGCGGGCTGAAGGCTTTCGGCGATGGGATATCGTCTGCGTGGAAAGCGAGCTTAGCTGCTGTTGCTGCGATTGCTGCAGTTGGCGCGGCGATGAAACAGGTTCAGGAAGCGGCTAAAGAGGGCGCGGCATTCCAGCGGATGGAAGAGGCGTCTGGCAGTTTGGCAAGATCACTCGACGCGGACATGGGCACAATCATGGATGCACTGCGAGAAGCTTCGCTCGGGATGGTCAGTGACTTTGACCTCATGCAGGCAGCGTCCCGCGCCATGATGCTGGGAGTGAGCGCCGATAGTGGAGAGTTAGCTCAACTGATGGAAGTCGCAGCTTTGCGCGGGCGGGCGATGGGACTGTCAACTACGCAAGCGTTCAACGACATCGTGACTGGTATCGGTAGAGCTTCGCCACTTATTCTGGACAACCTCGGCATCGTGATTGACGCGGAAAGCCGCTATCAGGATTACGCAGAGTCAATCGGAAAAACATCCGAGGCGCTGACAAAAGCCGAAAAGACGCAGGCGCTCCTGAACGGTGTGCTGGAAAGTTCCGTAGGCTTACTGAAAGAAACCGGTGGGTTGACGGTAGATAACGCCGGCAAATGGGAAATAATGTCGGCGGCGCAAAAGAACTACTTTGACGCGGTGAAGTCCGATTTAGCGGATGCTACGAGCTGGTGGGCAGACTACTGGGCGGCGGTGTTTACTGAGAAAAAAGAGGCGTTTGACCTGAATGAAATCTGGGAACAGGCACGGAGTTTAGGGCTGGTTTTTGGCGAACTCCAGGAAGCCTACGACCAGTTCAGACTTGGAGCGACAAGTGCCGACGACACCCAGTTTTTGTTAGACCACGCCGACGCAATAGAGGCACTTGGCGAGAAGATAGAGTCTGCAAAGACAAAAACAGAACGCTGGGCTTATGCCAATTACGACACTGGAGCATCGTTTGCCGATGTTATCGCTGGCGCGGAGATGACGGCTGAAAC